GGCTGAGAGGAAGGTACTTGACGGGCTTCGCCCATCGGTTCCGAAGGCCGGCCGCAGACGGCGCGGCGACTGCACGAGTGCTCAGGCCCCAAGTCATGGGGCCATCATACACTATGGAGTCACGCTACCCCAGGACTCGTATCCCTCGAACTGCATCAGCCTGGAAGTCTTCGGCAAGTAGAGAGGATGGAGTGGGTGGCACCCGTGCTTGGAGACCCCGAAGCACCACAGGACGAAGCCGTCATGGATGAGCCGGCGAGAGACATCCATCGCCCGGCCCTTGTAGTAGCCGTGGTTTCCCCAGGCGCAGACCACAAGCCCGGCCTCCTGGGCGCACCCGTCGATGTGCTTGTCATTGTCCGGGCCTACCGGGTCATCGACCTTCTGGAGCCCAGCCGGATCCGTGGACCTCAGGGCGAAGAGGTTGCAGACGATGATCCCCCCATAGCGCTCCCACGCACGCGCGAACCTCATGCACCGACGCACGGTTGGATCGTCCTCCACCGCGTCTGCTGTCGAGGGGTTCAACATGAGCCAGAGCACAGGGGGCCCGTCCCCCCAGGTCCGTCGAAGCTCGTACCGGTAGAGGCCGTCGTCGCTGAAGACCGCATCGTGGCAGTCGAGTGGGAGAGGCAGCGTCATGGTCTAACCCACATAATTGTCAACATTCCTGTTGACTTATCAAGCGTCGCCCTGCTCCCTGCTCTTCTTTCTATCTCATGCAAAAGTGGCTTTCTTCTCTTAGATGTCGAAACAAAAACGAAAGGAGTTTCATCGCCAATGTCCAACGGAAGCTCCCCGGTATCCATGAAGTACCAAGCACACTTGCAGCATAGAGGATGCCGTATCCCACCGATCTTGACCAAAAAAGCAGCACACTCGTCTATGCAGTGGTGGCAATACGTCTTCGTGGTCAGGGTCTTTAGCAGAGGAGGCGGTCTTGGCTCGTCGTGAAGAATGGCATAGTGCTTGGCTCTTCCAAGCGCAGAACAAGCAACCGAGCAATACGGTCCACTCTGCCTGCTCGATGCCACTCTCTTCTCTACCGATGCTCTTCTCTCGAACTCGACACCACACAACGCACACGTGAGCACAACAGGAGGGAGCTTCTTGCGCCCAACCTTCTTCAGTGGCCTATCGGCGATCCTGATGGCCTGCTCTACTGTTAGCCCACGTCGAAGTCTCGAAATCAAAAGCTCAAGACGAATCCCGACCTCATCGCAAAAGCTAACAATATTCACCAATTCGCCATCTTCGCGTTCTATGCTGTAGTTGGTGTCCAGGGTGTCAACCCATGGCTCTGTGATCCACAGCCTTGGGTGGACCGCCGATCTTCGGATCGCGGATCTGACTTTCGATACCTTCCTAGAAAGAGGGGCGTCGCTGAACGCGAACTTCTCCTCTCCGCCGTCTACGACGACGACGATGAGGTTGTCCAACATCATGAGCTTCAGGTATCTCCTGACCGTCCCTTCTGCAAGCCCAACCGCAGATGCTAAGTCAGACGCCCGAACTGGCACAGGAGCCCTAGCACGAATCTCTCTGAAAACCTTTTCCTTTCCGTCTCTTCCGCGCATGTCAATCGAACTCCGAACGCTTGTTGCCGCCACCCCGGTCGTACTCCACCGCCGCCCGGCAGACGAAGGCTGCATCCTCCGGCAGAAGCATGGGCTCAGGGCACCCGCCTGGCCAGTACGCCGTCTTGGCGCCGCAGACCCCGAAGGGGACGACGGTGCGCTTGCGGAGCACCACCTTGACGCGGCCGTTCTCGTCGAGGCAGTCCGGATTGAGCCCCCTGGAGCTTGGCACCCGCCTGGCCTTCCTGCCGCAGAACCAACACTTGACCGTCCTTCGTTGCTTCATAGTGGCCTCGTCTTCCCCGTGAACCTCCACTTCGGCTTGCGCCTCGGGCCGTAGCGACGCACCGTGCAACGCTCGCAGATGCCGAACATCTCGATGCAGTCAGGATGGACAAGGGTGTGGCAGTCCGGGCAGACCACCGACTCGTCCATGGGCTTGTCGCACGAAGAACAGATCAGCCGAGGAGGAATCATTCGTCTCTGGCGACCCCTACGTGGATCTCGATGTAGCGCCCCGCCACCGCCTCGTGGAGCTTGCGGTCGTGCGGCGGCAGGTAGTGACCCTCTGGCACGATGGGGTGCGGCTGGCACTGCCCGTAGTCGCAGGTGGTCGCCCCCGGGAGCTTCGTCGGATCGTAGCCCGGCCCTGGCACCCTGAACTCCCCATTCGTCATGTCGTCCACCTCGTCGCCCTGCTCGTCGTGGAGGGGGTCAACGATGGCCGAGAAGTGCGCCGTGTGGTGCCAGAGGCCCTCGAACTTGAGCCCCAGGACCGGAAGCTGGAAGGCAACCGCCGAGTCGTGCTCGAAGTCCGTGGCGCCCCCGCTCATGTAGGCCGAGATGTAGTGCCGCTGGCCGTTCCGGTCGTGGCTGCGGAACTCCACCTCGCCGAGGATGATCCACCTCCACTTCGCGTGGCCCAGGTAGTCGCAGAGGTAGATGACCGTGCGGCACGTCTCCGGGCGCCGCGTGATGCCTCGGAGGTCCGTCTCCGGTGGCACCCAACCCGGCCGCTTCGCCTTCTTCGCCTTGATCATCGCTTCTTCCTCCGTCTCCTCTTGCGCTTCGCCGCCATCTTCGTGGGGGCCTGAAGCTCAGGCACATCAGCCCCCTGCCGCTCGTGGTACTTGAGCGACTGATCGATCTTCTTGAGCGCCGTCTCGGCCCGCCGGAGCTTCGTCACCCACGCCTTCCGCCGGGCAAGCAGGTTCCGCACCTTCGCGGCCCGCTTCTCCTCGGCCGTGGGCTTGGCCTTGGGCTCGGGCTTGACCTCCTCAAGGTACTGATCGAACCCGTGCTTCTCCAAGACCCACCGGTAGGGCTCCGCGTCCGTCTTCCAGAAGTTGCGCCCCAGGTGCGCGGGGTAGTCCGGATGCCGCGTCCCGTAGTTGTGGAGGATCTCGTGGTGGAAGAGCTTCGCCACCCAGAGGAGGTCCACCTTCTCCCGTGGGAGCCGCAGGTTCATGGAGTAGCCGTTGTAGGAGGCGCACCCCGTCATATGCGTCGGGCCGTGAGGGAAGGGCGTCACCTTCACCGAGCCGTCGTCCTCCTTGACGAACTGCTTCGCCATGCGCCGCGCGTAGGTGATGGTGATCTCCAGGCCCCACCACGTCGGGAGCTTCCTCGGTAGGTCACTGTGGACCGTGCAGAAGATGGACCGCAGGACCCGCGTGCTGTACTTCGTCTTGTTCTCGACCTTCATCGCGTCAGCCCTCCTGCCCTGAGAGACGCTCTGGCGCCGTGGACCTGACGAGGTTCTCCAGCCACGCATCGAAGCTGGCGTGGTCCTCGTCGCTGACGCCGAGGCGCCCAGGGTGCTCCGCGTGCCAGTCGCGCCACCGGGCCTGGATCCAGAGGGAAAACTCAAAGAGGTTCATGGGCGTGCCGTGCTCGTCGCGCTCGATGGCGTCCTCGGGCTTCTTGCCGATGGACTCGGCCCAGAGCTTGAACCTCGGGGTGTACTCCTTGCCGGCCATCACGCCACCTTCTCCAGAGCCTTCGGGGTGTAGTCGTCCATCAGGCTGCCAAGCGGGGAGCCATTGAACCCGTCCGGTGGCGTCGCAAGTAGGTGGAGCATCCGCTTGCAGCGGTAGCGCTTGGTCTCCTCGCCGGAGTGGAGGTAGCCGAGGCCGCGCTCATCGGTGCTCCAGTCGTCCCCGATGTGCTCCATCGCCTCGAAGAGGTAGGTGCCCTTCGAGTCCCAGAAGCACCACGAGCCCATGCCCGCGACGAACCGGAGCCCGTGCTTGTCGCAGAAGGGGATGACGTACTGCTCTCGCACCTGCATGGCGAGCGCTTCGACCTGATCGCAGTAGCCCCTGAAGAGCTTGTCGAGCGCCTTCTCTGTGGCTGTCGTGCGTGCCATCAGTCCACCCCCTCTGTGCAAGGCTCTTGGTCGAGTGTGTAGGGGAAGCTGGAGACGTTGATCCATCCCCACTTCCTCACGTAGTCGCGGCAGAACTTCGCCGCGTCGAGGGCCTCTCGCTTCGTGTTGAAGCCGACGCAGAGGCTCTCGATGTCGTCGATGACGTTCCACATGCCGTCGTCGTCGCGCTCGATGATGAAGCGCCCGCGCCACTTGCCCGACTTGTCGAACTCCCAGCGGGAGTAGCGGCCGTCGCTGTCCCTGACCTCGGGCACTAGCTGTACTCCGGTCGGGTCTTGGAGTAGAGGGCGTTGACCATGTTCACGAGGGTCTCGGCGTCGTACTGCGAGAGCCTGACGCAGCCGTCCTCGGTGTTGACCGCCGAGGGCAGACCGAGCTTCCGGAGGCGCTCCGCCGTGATGCCGACGTGAGGGTGGGTCGTGGCGGGCACGACGCGCTCCCTGTCCCTGATGAGGCTCGACGCGCTCACCTGATGGCGCGTGCCCTCGTGGTCGAGCACGAAGGCATCCACGCGGGAGCACGGGGGGCAACCCTGATCGAAGAAGCCGAGGAGCGTCCCCTCAATGATCGCGCGCTCCTTGCCGAGGCACCGGAAGCGCACTCGCTGACCCTTGCTGAAGCCGCTGTAGTGGTCGAACAGGTCCATCATGGTTCCCTCCCTCCGACACTCCCATCTTATGCACTGAGATGCGTTTGTCAACCCCCTCGGCGCCATTCAATGGTCAAAAGACCGGTCCTGCGGTCCAACGTGGCGATCTCCCCCCCCATCTTGCGCTCCATTTCGTCGAGGAGCGGGGGCCTTCCACCTCCACCGACGCTCAGACCAAAGCCAACCTTGAGGTCTGGGAGCTTCCTCTTCTTGCCGTAGTGGGCAGCACACCCCCGGCAAAGCCAATAGTCTCGACCATCTACATAGACGAGCTTCGATGCCTTGGCGTCGATGCAATGGTGGCAGTAGCTCTCCATCTCCGAACCCTCCTGCTCCAAGTCCCAGGCGTCACACCGGGTAAAGACGACAAGGTGTCGCCATTACCCCCCTGTAGACCAGTGCCGTTGCGTTACACTCCGATCTACCGGCAACCGAGAACACACCCGGAGTACCGGCGACCGTTACAACCGGCAACGCTTGGGACATCTCGCCCCTCTATGCGCGGAGGGGGGGAGGAAACCCTCTGTATTGGGCCGGAAATGTCTGCAATCAGGACAATTCAGGAAAAGTCAGCGTAGGAGGCTTCGATCACCATCTCTGCGCCCTTGACGACCGGATGGCGGATGGGCGGGGTGCCGGCGAACTCGACCCAGACATCGTACCGATAGCACCCCTGATCGATGTCGGTGTCCGTCGAGGAGAGGGTAATGGTGGCCTTGCCCTTGGCCTCGTCGGTGATCTCGATGCCGTCCGGGCTCTTCTTGCGGATGACGACGGCGCCGTCACCATCGCGGGCAGTGAAGTAGATGGTGGCCCCGCCCAAGGAGGCCGCCGCCCCCTCGCACGTCTTGACCGTCATCTGGAGCACCTTGGTCTGACCACGGACCACGCGGATGTTATTCAGTAGATTCGGTGGGCTCGGCATCAGTCCCTACACCTCCCCTCGCCAGGTTTCTCCTTCAGGGCACCCGACTCCTCGCACTCCTTGACCTCGGCTGCGGCATCGCCGTCTTCCACCTCGGCCACCGGATCCCCGTCCAAGACCTCGCCGACGTGATCCCCTTCCGGTTCTACCTCGGCAGTCAGGGGCTTGTCAGCCATTTCGCCGCCAAGCTCGCCCTGCTCCATCATCATCGCCCTCCAGGCCAGGTCCCTGATGATGCCGTCGATGTCGAGCGGCGCCTTCAGTACGGCCGACAGGTCCATCTGCTGGAGGTAGGCATGGAGATCCTCCTCGGTGATGGACCCGAGTAGCTCATCGTACTGGACAACCGCATCCGAGGGGAAGCGCGGCACCACATCCGGCAGGACGAGGTATCCGCGCGTGGCGATCCCGTAGGCCCCGCCGAGGAGCCCCCGAGTCGCGATGTGGATCGGCTGGGGAGGGAGCATAGCCATCGGCTACTCCCTCTGGACGATGAGCTTGTCTCCGATCTCGGTGTGGGAGAGGGTGATCGCGTCCACCTCCTGGCGCGTCTTCGTGATGCAGAGCGGGTACTCCGCATCGAGGCCGAGGAGCCGGTGGATTTCCACGAGCCTGAGCGCCAAGTCCGGGTCCATCTGGCACGCCACCTCGCCGAGGATGCCGAGGACGATCACATCATCGCCAGCCTGCGGAGTGAATGGCAGTTCGGGGACCTCGAACACCCCATCGGTCTGGGAGTAGCTGATGATGCGCCGCACCACGTTGCCCGCCGAGTTGCGGACCACCACCGTCATGCCGTTGTAGAAGTCGTCGGCCTGCCCCGCGTTGGTCTCCACATGCTCGGTGTCGCCCCCATCCGCCGTGAGCACGGCCATGATGAGGGCGCTGTGGATGTCCGTCACGTTGTCGTCCACGTTGGCCAGGCGCCAGCCCGCCGAGTTCGCCGGGAAGGTCCCAGGGAGGATCTCGCTCCAGACCGCCGCCACGATGGCATCGATCCAGTCATCCGGAGGCGGTCCCACCTCCACCTGATCGGCGAAGATGTCCTCCACCGGGGTCTCCACCTCGGCGTACCAGAGGCCGTTGGAATCCGGGGTGAAGGTCATCACGTAGCGCCCGGTGGACCCCACTTCGGAGACAGTCATGGTGACCCCGGAGACCGTGTTGTCCCGGAGCAGGAGCTTGCCGAAGGCGGTGTCAGGGAGCCCCGTTAGGGGTGTGATCCCGTCGATGTCGAAGCACGGGAACTGGATCTGGACCAACTCCCCGACTGAGGCATTGAGCGTCACGGCTTCAGTCTACCACCTCAGAAGTGAGACCCGAAGAGGGGAGGGTTCACGTCGCTCGGAGGCGTCACTCCAGGCCACGGGCCATCGGTGTAGTCGTCGGTCTCGCCAACCTGTAGCTGAAGCGACTGCGAGCCGTGCCCTGCGACACGGAAACCAGCGATCACGATGTCGTAGCGATCCGTCTGGGCCCCTACGAGCCATGATGGGTCCGTCACCGTCGCAAGATGGAGACCCGAGCCGAAGAAGGCGGCTTCGTCCTGCTCCACCTGCTGGACGCACGCGGACGCATCCCCGAGCACGCGCCCGAAGTGCCCCTGAGCCCCGTCAAGGGTGAGGAGCCCGAACACGAGGTCCGCGCCAGCCGCCACCACGTCAAGCTGCGCCCGGTAGACCCCCGTGGTGGGCCACGGCGTTGTGTCGGGCTCGTTGGCCTCGGTCGTCGCTGACCAACAGAGGATACCGGCCGTTCCGACGTTGACGTTCTCGATGATGCTCGTCCCGGTCGTCGTGTAGAGGTTGTTGTAGTGAGCACATCCGCCGTGGACAACCGGCCCCGCCGCGTCATCGACGTGGTAGTAGGTCCGCGTGCCCTTCGGCCGCTTGTAGAGCCCTGCCTGTCGCTGTCCTCTGACCTTGCCGTCCACCACAAGCGTCGGATGGAGCCCCTCGGTCCATTCCCGCCAGCCACGGATGAGCCTGGCACCCTGATGAGCCTCGTGGGCCTCGTCGGAGACCCAGACGCCGTGCATGGCCTTCTCTCGGCTGTGGTCGAAGTCGGCCCACGGCCGAACGTCAGCCTCGGGGTAGGCCGCCTGGAAGAGGGCCTCGTCATCGGCGTAAATGGTGAGGAGCCGGCGCACGTTGATCGCGCCCCCATACTCCGGCCTCGGATCCGGTCCGAGGGGCTGATAGGTCACGACCCTCGCCCACCTCGTCCCAACAGGCCAGTCAGTCGGGTCGTCGTGCCACACCGTCACAGAGACGAGCCCGGACCCCACGTCTCGCACGGCGTAGTGGTCCGGGCCCTCGTAGATGTCGCCCTGGATGCACAGCGCATGGATGGTGAACTCGCCCAGCCGACCCCATTCTTTGGAGTCGCACTCCTGCCAGTCGCCCGGCGTGGCTTGGGTTGGCTGGTAGAGCACCTTCATGGTCTACGCTCCGGGGTAGCCGACGAGCACCTTGGCGTCTTGGAGCTTCTCTTCGTAGAGCGTCCCCTGTCCGTCGTCCACGACCGTCCAGTTGGCGCCCCCACCCATCACGGCGTCGGCGAGCTTGGAGTCCACCTCTTCCCAGGCGGTCGGCGCGCTCGTCGCCTTGTCGAGACCCTTCTTCCGGGTCTTCGTCGGGGTGATGTCATGGGCCTTGATGATCACCTCGTCGTCGCCCTCCTCGACGGAGTACATGCTGTTGCCGCTGTACTCATCCCAGAAGGGACCATAGGCCGGATCGGCGTCGTCCCACTTCTTCGTGAAGACGCCGACGACCGGGAGGACGCTCTTGAACAGGCCCTCGCAGCCATTCAAATCGCTCTCCCTCTTGAGGAGGTCCCCGTTCGGCTTCATCAGAACCGCGTAGATTGTCGTCTTGATAGCCATACCGTCCTTCTCCCTTCTTCCCTTCCTGTGGCTATGCGTAGCCCAGCCTGGCCTCTGCCAGGTAGTTGGTTCCGTCGTAGAAGAGCGCCACGAGGGCGATCTCGTTGGCGCTCATGGATCCAAAGTCCGGGGGCGATCCGCCGCCCCACTTCACCGCCGCCGGCCACGTCACCGTGCGCCCGCCTGTGGCGTCCTGCATAAGCTCCAGCATCATGTTGCCCCACCCGTTGGGCGCGACGAACGTGATGGTGGCGTTCGCGTTCAGGGTGCCCTTCTGCTTGTTGCCCTGCGTCCAGTTGATGGTTGGCGTCGCCCCGAAACCACCGTGGTCCACCCCGGAACCGAAGTCCGCAGCCTTGGCCGACCGGATGTCCTGCGAGCCCATCTGAAGGGGGCCCGTCATGCTCCTCGTGCCCGCCAAGTCGAGGTAGCCGGGGTGATCGGCCACGTCCGTCAGCCCAGCCAGATCCCCGTGGTCCATGGCATCAGGCTGACCGCTCGCGTGGGAAGCGGCATGGAGTTGCGCGTGGTGGTCGTCAGAGCCGACCCCACTCAGTTGCGAGTGGGCGCCGATAGTCCCGGTGTGCTCTGCGGCCCCGTGGGCCGTGGGCGTCCTCGGGTCCGAGGAGTCATCGAGGGTTGCGTCGCTGACCTTCGTATTCAGTTGGGCCAGCGTCGCCGCGTCGTGGTCCGCACTCCCGAGACCGTGGACCTGAGCATGGTGGTCGTCGGCCCCCACCCCGGATAGCTGCGAGTGCGCGCCTATGGTCCCCGTGTGCTCCGCCGCACCATGGGCTGTCGGGGTCCTCGGGTCCGAGGAGTCGTCGAGGGTGGCGTCGCTGACCTTGGCGTTCAACTGCGCCAGCGTGGCTGCGTCGTGGTCCGCGCTACCGAGACCGTGTTGTTGGGCGTGATGCTGGTCAGAGGTGACGCCGCCGAGGTCCCCGTGGTTGATGGTGCCGAGGCTGATCTGGAGGTCTTCGTCCCCTCCCGGGTTGACCTCGGTGAGTTGGATGGGGGTCTGGGCCGTGAGCTTCGCGAGGAGGTAGTCGGCCACGGTGTCGTCGCCGCTGACCTTCACCTTCTCATCGCCACCGCCCCCGCCAGCCGTGATGTCTACCCAGGTGATGGGGCTATGGTTGGTCAGCCGCCAGAACGTCCGGTTGTCCTGCTGAAGAGCATCCTTGCCGACATCGGCAGCAGTGAAGCCGGTGGCCGCCAGTCGCGCCGTCGCGTCCGCGTAGGTCCATGTGTGGTTGACGTGGTTGTCGTCGCCGGTGATGTTCTTATGCAGGCCCATGCCCCACCTCTCCCTACTCCAGCATCGTCACGTCGCCGTCTCCAACATAGACTAGCGACCCGTCTACCTCCAAGACGACTTTTGAAAGATCCGGGGTTCCTGCGGTCGCAAGCTCGGCCAGCGTCTTCTCCGTCGTCGTGGTGTCCTTGAAACGAAGCTGATCCGTGGAGTCCTTCCGGATCTCCACCCCCTCGATGTCGAAGGCGAGGCGCCCCTGCTGGATGGTGACGTTCTCCAACGGGGTGCCATCGTGCGCTGCGACCACCGAGTCGAGGATCGCCTCATCGCCAGGCGACAGAGGGTCGTCGAACCACACGTCGCACTTGTTTCTGGCCGGAGCCCCCCGCCATTCCGTGTTGACGTGCGTGACGGCTGCCGAGGAGATGGCACTCTGCTCGACTTGGTACTGGAGGGCCGCGTTGTCCACCTTGTCGTTGGGGAAATCGTCAATGACATCGTACTTGTAGGACGTTGCAGCCATCAGGCAATCCTCCAGAGGGTCAGACGTGCGCTCTCGATATAGGCTTGCCCACCCCCGCTATACCGTCGCCAGTCAATATCGAAGGTATGGACCCCCGAATAGGAAGACTTGACGACGTGACCAGAGAACACGAGGGACGACGCTGGCCCCGGCGCAATGCCGGCTTCTGCCAGAGAGGTTGTGTCGTCCTCTTCAAGACGCACCTCCACAAAAGTCGATGACAACGATCCCTCGATGATGGCACTGAACAAGAGGATGTAGTCGCCGGCCGGCAAGCTCGTCGTCGTGAGCCTGAGCTTCTCCTGCCACGACGCTGACGTGGTGCTCGATTGGGTGAGGCTCTCTACCCACTGAAGCTCGGCGCCGAAGTAGCCGCCCGGGTCGGCCTGATCCCATACCCACGGCGTCGAGGCAGCCGTCTGGAAATAGGGAGAGACATCGCCCCTGAGGAGGACCCCGGTTCCCTGCTTTGGGGTCGTGAAGACCCAAGCGCTTCCGTCCCACTGAGCGATCTCCCACTCGTGGCCCACGAAGTCGCCTGTCGGCGAGTCCCCCACGATGACCCGGTAGCCAGTCGAGGGAGACCCCGGCGGCGTGTCCACGTCGAACTCGTCGATAGGGTGCTGCCAGAGGGCCTCTCTGGTCTCTCCGATGGAGCGAGCCACCCCATCGGCGAAGGTCAGGAGCCCCTTGCTCTGTACGAATTGAGTGCGGCGCTCTTCGGCTGGGTCGGAAGTCTCTTCAGACCAGATCTGAGCTTCCTCGTATGAGGGACCGTGGAAGGAGTCAGGGGTGCCCGGCACGACGCTTTGCCCCCTTCTTGGGGGCTGCCTTCTTCTTGGGGGCCGCCCCCTTCTTCTTCACCCCCTTCTTCGGCGCAGCCTTCTTCTTCGGGGGCGTCTTCTTGGGCTTGGCCTCTACGGGCTTCGCAGGGGCCTCCTGGCCGTTCCCCTTGTTCGGGGCAACATCGTCCTGCCTGGCGGCTTCCGGCGCTCCAGCGGCCTCCTGGGCGCCTTCCTTGGGCTGTTCTGCCGCCTCCCCCCTCTGAGCGGCCTCTTCGGCCTGCCTGACGGCCTTCAGAGGAAGGCCGGGATGGGTTCCTGGGGGACGAGGAGCCCCAGGACGAGGCCCTGGGTCTACGCCCTCGTCCATCACGAGGTCCCCATCTACCTCCTTGAGGGCTCCGGATTCGAGCAACTGTCGGGCGCCTTCGATCTTCTTCCACTCTTCGTCGTAGACGCCGTGAACCTGCTCGATGGCCCCCTTCAGCCCCTCCTTCTGCCCCTCCATCTGGATGGCCTGGACAGCCGCCGCCTCGGCCTTCTCATGGACTTCCTTCGCGATCTTCATCATCTCATCGACGATGTACCTACCGACCGCCACGGGGTCAGCGGGGTCGAAGGGGAGCTTCTCCTCGTCGAGGACCGCATCCTTGACGGCCTGGGTCCTCGTGTTGATCCACGGCTCCAGCTTCCGAAGGGCCGACGCGGCGCCCTGGAAGCGGTAGGCGTCTCGCTCGACCTTGTCACGGCGCTCCTCAAGGTCTTTGCCAAGCGCCTTGGCCGTCAACATCTTGATTTCGCTCTTGGCTAGGCTCATCTCCACCTACTCTCCAGGCTCTCCTCTTCTACTGAGCAGCCAGATGGGGGCTATGGACTACGGATCAGGCTGGCCCCAGACGACCATGTTGATGTTGTCCGGGTTCACGCCGCCCCTGTAATGCAGGATGTACTCGCAGTAGAAGTCGCCCGTGGCCTGGTTGGCCGGGGTCGCGTGCGGGTAGACATCATTGTTGGCCGCCGCATCCGCACCCGGGCGTTGCTTCTGCCCGTTGATGAAGATGCACACGTCTTCAAGAAAGCTCAGGCCCTTGTAGCTCGGCAACTGCACCGAGATGTTGGGCGAGCCACCCGCGCCAGTGATGTTCGTGTTCGCGGCGATGTCGGCCGTGATGACGTTGGCCCACTCGGAGTCCCGCTCGGCGTCCTGCTTGGCCTGCACGATGGCGTTCAGGAGGGAGACCTCGCCGAACTCGGCCTCGAAATCGGTCCACTCCTGGGCCGTGTCCGACAGGTGGATGCCCTCGGCGAGGGACCACCCGACCGGCTTGTAGCCGTCGTCGAAGCTCAGGACCGTGGTGGCCTGGACTTCCAGGGCGCCGGCCGTGGACTCGATGATGCCATCGTTCTCGCCGATGTCGATGGGCCGCGTCCCGCCGGTGTTGACGCTGATGCCCTGATCGATGTCCACGTCGAGGGCGTCGATGTCGAGCACGTCCACATCGGCCGTGATGTCGAGTTCCGTGGTGCTCCCGGCCGACCCCTCCGTGATGCGGAAGAGGGTGGCCTCAAGGTCATCCCGGATCTCCCAATAGATGCCCGCCGACTCCAAGTCGAGGGTGGCGTTGGTGCCGAGGTCAACCGGGGTCGTACCCTGGTTGTTGTACGCCTGCTGCCTGTTCACGGCACCCGCGCCCGCGTCGGTGAAGTCGTCCCCGAGCCAGGCGTGCTCGGGCATGTCCTCGAATGCGTACCGCTCGGTTGGGGCGTAGTCGATGGTCTTGCCGTCCATCACGCCAGCCGCCGCAAGCTCCAGATCGTCGCCCGTCGAGTTCGCCACGACGAAGGAGATCTGAACCCGGTTCGGCGTCGAAGTGGTGATGGTGCTCCCATCGGTGTTGCTCTCGGACTGGAGCAGGCCGTAGACCTCCCGGCCGGAGCCGTCCGTCACAGGGTCGCGCGTGCCCGAATCGACGATCTTGCAGAGGTTCTTCGGCGTCAGGGTGTCGCCGCCGGTGACCTCGGTCAGCGTCGCCGTGTCGAAGCTGGCTTCGTAGGCGACGACGGTGCCGAGAGTCGTCACGGCGCCCACTGCGGCCGTGGTGTTGCCCGGAAGCTCACCCGCCGCGTCGAGGACGACATGCTGCGCGTTGGTGGTGATGGGGCCGATGTCCGCGCCCACGACGGAGCGGCGACGCAGGATCCGCTTCCGCTCGTTGGCGTGAAGGTCGGTGTTCAGATCGTTGACGCCACGCTGGGTGCCGGTGTCGAGGGCTGTCGGGGTGTTCAAGCCGTCGTACCAGTTGCCGGTCCGACGCTTCAGCATGTCGTGGGCGAGCGACCGGAGGACGTTCATGTCGTCTTCCAGGCTCACCGGAGTCGTTTCGTAGTTCGCCAGTGAAGGCGCGATGCTGTCGTCGTAAGCCCCTGACTTGTGGACCTGAGTGTCCTGATCAAAGAGAGAGCGTCCCATGCCTTACCCCTTCCTCTCTACCAGCCCCCTGCGTGGAGACCTGAGCATACCACCATCAGGGCGCCGGAGTGTAGTCGATCAACAAATTCGACCATGACTTCGGTGGGACAGCCATGACGATTGTGTCGTACCCCGTCCCGACGCCTCCAGATTCCACCGCAATGTAGTCGTTTGCGGCGCCCTCAAAGAGCCGCTGACCGCTGTAGTGGACGCTTTCTCCGTCTGGGCCACCATGCCTGAAGTTGATGGCCGTAGTGAAGCTCGTGCGGACCCCATCCGGGGCCTCGTTGAACTGCTGGTCAAAGAACCTGATCCCACTGCTCGGAAGCCCACCAAAAGCCACGTCGAGGGGGATGACCAGAAGCTCGTCGGTGCTCGTGGCCACCCCGATCTGCTGGAAGTAGTCCGTGCCCGCGACGGGGTAGTTGGCATCCCCCAGCTTGGCCGGCTGACCATCCGTCCCGACGAGGTAGATGATTCCAGGCGAGAGGCCCGTGTAGACGTTCCTGAGGGGCCCGTGGAAGTGGACTATGCAGTTGGTCGCCGTGTACTTCTTGCGGATGATGGCGACCGCAGGAGGGCTCCCAGGCGTCGAGATGTCCACTTTCTCGACCTGAAAGACGTTGCCGACCTTGGCCGCCCTGATCCGAACGCAGTCGCCGACCGCATCCGTGGCGAGGCAGGTTGCCCTCCCAAGGATGCGCTCGCTACGTGGTACAGAGGCAGCATTGACCTTGGCCGGCACCTACCCCCTCCTAGAAGTCCCGGGCGCTCGTCACCGCCTCAAAGGTGCCGGCAGCCAAGGAGAACGCCTTGCCCAGGATTGGAGACAGTGTGGCGATGGTCAACTCGTGGACGTACTCCGGCTGGACCTCCAACTCCTGCACAGACACATCAGACGCCATAGCATCGAAGTCGCCGCCGGCCTTGTAGCGCGACGGCAGGCACCCGGCCATGAACCATGCCCGGCCAGGAATCCTCGTGGCCAGGGAGGTCACAGCGATTTCGTCTGGAAATATCGACCCTTTGTCGCCCGGGAGTGCCGCAGCCAGAGGGCGGTAGCCGATGAAGTGGACGAGGACGAGGTTGCGCCGGAGAGGCTGAAGGCCCCTGACGGCGTTGCTCACCCAGAGGAAGAAGTCGGAGTCGTAGAAGCGAGCCCCCCTCGACATGGTGATGGGGCTCACGTCAGCCGTCTTGACCGCCCTCCTCTTGTACTCCCAATTCCCCGGCTGGACGGTGCGGTGCTCGATGGTGATCTCCGGCGTGGTGCAGGCAGAAAACCCGAGCACGGGATCGAAGATGCTGAAGAGCGGGTTTCCAGCATGGCCCGACGCATCGAAGACCCAGAACGGGTAAACCTGTAGCAGATCAAGGAATCTGGGTCGGGCCATCTGGACCTCCTCGGCCCATGATGCCCGACCCCGGCCTTAGAGACCAGACCTCACGGCAGGATGGGCCGACTCCTCACGGGGGTCTCTAGCTCGGCCTCTCGATGTCAACCCGCTCGCAGGCGACATCGATCTCGCCGAGGCTGATGTCCGACGTGTTCGCGTCGAGGTCTGCCGCCAGCTTCACCCTGATGGGGATGCCGTTGCGGACGATGTACCGCTTGGCGATCTCGTCGCTCACGTCGAGGACCGTCCCCGCCGAGGTGTCGCGGGAAAGCTCCCGCGCCGGCCTCTGGACGTGGAAGATGGTCACGTCGGCCCGGTACTCGTTGCCCTCCACCGCTCCGAGAATCCAGTTGAAAAACGCCGTGTCGTACCGCGTCACGCCCCGACTGAAGGTCAGGTCATTGATGGACGGAACACCCGGGTACTTCTGGGTGTAGGTGAGGATGCCCTCACGGTACTCTGCCGTCTCCAGCGTGATCTCCGGAGTGGTGATGGCCTGGAAGCCTGCCTCTGCCTCGGTGGCCGTGAAGCCCTCGCCGGTGCCTTCCGGCTGAAGGACATCGGTGCCCAGCGTGCCAGGCACGCCGACAACCCCACTCGCCCTGGCGTGGAACCGGAAGCTGTGGAGAGGATCGCTCGCTGCTGCCCTCGTCATGTTCCCCTGCTCCTTCCCCTAGTAGCTCGGTGTCTGGGTCATGCCGCGCCCGATGAGGTCCCCGAGGGTGAACATCCTTCCCTCGCCCACCTCGAACGGCGACGGCAGTGCATAGACCCGATCCACGAACTGCCGGAGAGTCATCTCCTCTTCGGCCATCTCCTCTGCGATGGTGTTGTAGAGGGACGGCCATTTCTCCACCATGGTCAGGATAGCGCCGGCCTCTTCAAGAGGGCGCCACTTGGATGGCATGAACCGCCACCGCCCGACCTCCCGTGTCTCCCTCATGGCGCGGCCAATTGGTGCTGTCGGCAGCATCTCCTTGAGGTCAACCCCCGTCCGACTGAGCTTGTCCGCGAAGGCAACCCCGTAGGCAGACGCGGCGTGCTCCTTGAGCCACCGCCTCCAATCCGCCTCCCGGAGAGCCTCGTGCCCCACGACAACGAGGGGGAGGACTCCGTGGGCATCCCTGCCGGGGTAGTTCTCGTTGGTGAGCTTCATGAGCTTGACGAGGAGCCCGTTGCTGTCAGGTGGCGCCGGCCTGAGGGCGCCCTGAAGCTGCTCTGAGAGCTTGCTCATGATGCCGGCCTCACCCTTCCCGGGCGCGCGTGAACACGCGCCCAGAGCGCCACAGACGCCCCGGTGGTCACCACCTGAATCTTCTGATCCCAGGCCAACTCCAGCGGACCCGTGAACAGGTACATGCCTGCCCCCGGGGCCGCCAACTGAGTGGTCCGGGCCGGAGCTGTGATGATGTTCACGACGGCCGTGGCAGCGTCACCGAAGTCGGCGAGGATCTGATCGATGATGTACGTCTCGAAAGACCCGTCCTGCTCGGCGAAGTCAAGCTCAAAGAGCCCGCCCTGGTTGGCCGGCGGAAACGTGCGGATGCCGTCCGCGTCCACAGGCGTACCAGCCCCCGCAGAGCCGGTGAACTGGTTGCCGGCCGTGATCTGCTGCTCGATGATGCCTGGCGCCGTTGCCACGATCCCTCCTCAGACGGCCCTAGATGGCCAACGCGGAGTCGTCGTAGAAGACGAGCCAAGACGCGGTGTCGGCGTCGTAGTACGTCGGCACGCCTGTCCCGCCCGTCGCCGGCTCACCCGTCTTCCTGCCGTTCGTGCAGAAAGCCACGCGGCCGTCGAACCCCACGGGGAGGTCCGCGAAGGCGTACTTCGGCAGGGCGGCCAACTGCGCCGCGCCCTGAAGCGCCTCGGCCGCGTCCACGGTGTCGTCGTCCACCGTGACGCTCAGGGTGCCATCGACGATGTACCCCTTGAGCACGGAATTGGCGTCGAGGTCCGCGATGGTGACATCGGACCACACCTTGGAGTCGCCGGGGCCAAGCTCGATGTTCGGGCCTGGCACGAAGACTGGATCCCCGCTCGCCGGAACGTATGCGATTGTTGCGTCCATTTTCCCTCACCTCACGAGCTAAGAGCCCGTCTCGTCCTCTCTACTCGCCTTGGATGCCCTTCACGAAGCGAAGCCCCAAGACGAGAGCCCCGCGTTTCGACTTGGCCTCTGCTCCGCTGACCCCTTTCAGATCTGCAATCTTGGCCTTGATCTTGGCGATCTTGTCGCTCTTCTTGAGCTTCTCCCAGGCCGCCTTGGCCACGCCCAGGAGCCGCAGAAGGCGCCCAGGCTTCTTGACTGCGCCCTGGATCCACAGACCCCCCTCGTCGGCCTCCCCGAAGAGGTCATACTCGATGGCCTCCAGAATGGCCGCAGAGAGCATCTCAGGGTCGGCCCCCGTCCTCTCGGCGATGGAGTCAGCGGCGAACTGAACGTCCTCCTGAAGGCCCCAACAGGGGACCCCGGTGACCTCCTCACAGATGTCCTGCTCCAGGGAGGTTTCGTCGTCCTCCCGAGGCTCACCCTTGGCCTCTTGGAGGATGCGCCTCAGTTCTGCCGCGTTACCGCCCATCGCCTACCCCCGCCGACTACGCCGCCGCCTGCGACACCTGCTGTTGCAGACGGAAGACGATGAACTCACCCGGGACGTTCACGGCGACGTAGATGTCGCAGTAGACCAGCCCAGCGTCCTGCACGTTCTGGGGGTTGTTGGTCTCGTCGCAGATGACGGTGAACGCCTCGGCCGGCGTCTCACCCTTGAAGAGCCCCTGGCCGAACAGGGTCAGCATGAAGGACTCGATGGAGAGCCTGATGCGGCTCCACAGCGAGGGACCCACATCCTCGAACACGAAGCCGTGCGTCCCGTCGAAGATGCTCTTCTTCAGGAAGTTGAACAGCCTCCTGGCGTGGACGTACCTGAAGTCCGAGGGTGGGTTCTCCAGGGTCCTGGCACCCCAGACGGCGCGGCCCGTCTGCGGGGTGTCCATCAGGGCGTTCACCTGCTTGGGGTGGAGAATGTCCACCTCCTCGAACTCCAGGGTCCTCTCCAGACCCTCGGAGAAGAGGAGCTTGCCGTCCTCGGTGCCCGCAGGCGCCTTGCCGACGCTCTTGTTGCTGTCCGTGCGCGCGTAGACGCCCGCGATGTGGCCTCCCGGTGGGATGTTGGTGGGGAGGTCCGTCACGGGGTCCGCGATGGTGATCCAGGGGTAGTAGAGCGCCGCGTAGGAGCTGTTGGCCCCGAGGGTGTTGACGCGGTAGTCCCGCGCCTGTTGCGGCGTGTATCCCTGCGGGGTCGCCAGGATGATGAACCACTTTTCGTTGCGCTCCGCCTCGGTGATCTGATCGTTGCTCATCGTGACGTTGCCGGCCGCGTCCGGGATCGTCAGGTTGATGAGTTCGTCCGTGGGGAGCAGGGCGTACATGCCCTCCCGGTCCGTCAGGAGCGACGGGTTGGTCAACTCGCTGCGGCCGATGGGCGCGGTGCCGTTCGAGCCGCCCGTCAGGGTCTCCTGCTGGAGGGTGTCGGTGGGCTCGATGTAGCTGACGCCCGTGATGATGGAGCCAGGCACAGGGCCCGTTGGGGTCGCCGCGTGGCTCGTCTCGGCCTCGGCGGGCTCCTGACCGGCGGGGACTTGGAAGGCGAAGTCGCCGGTGTCGTAGTCCACCACGTTGAAGTTCGCCGCCGCCGCGCCGTCCACGTCGCCCGTCAGGTTGCCACTGCCGTCGTCGGTGATGGTCCTCGCGGTGCCGTTGACATCGGTGTAGGTGATGCTGACCGAGCCCGGCTGGACCGGGGTCGCCAGAGCCGGCGACCGGATGCCCACCGGGATGTTGGCCGTGCCGCCCGTGCCGTCCGTCGAGCCGAACTGCGCCTGGGAGGTGTTGCCGCCGCCGACCGCCCGAGAGCGCTGGTAGCCGCTCAGGTTGCGCGGCCCCACGTCCTCGTTGGAGGGCTCGACGAGACCGAGGAGGGACGACCCCACGCCGACGTTGTTGAGGACCGAACCCACGTACTTGGCATCGGTCGAGTCGGTGAAGGAGAGCCCCTCGAACGTCTCCTGAAGGTCGTAGGAGGCAAGCTCGCTGTCGTACAGGTAGACGAGAACGTCATACCGGCTGTACGACGCCGTGCCCCGCGTGAAGTAGTCGTCGTCGCCCCGCACGTCGAGGCGGAGATTGTTGCCCCAGGCGCCGGCCGAGATCGGATCGATGTCCCACACCTGCTGGGTGTAGGCCGCCTGGACCGGGATCTGATCCGCCGGGGCCGTGGCGACCGTCATGGACCACACGCCGGTCGTGTAGTCGATGGCGCCAGCCGTGGCCGGGGAGTTCCACCCGCCCACACCGTCGTCGGTGACGGTGATCTGGGTCCCGACGGGGGTGTAGTCCGCGTCGATGGTGGACGCAGCATCGGGCTCCTGACCGCTCTCGACCGACAGGGTGTAGTGCCCTGTCTCGTAGTCGATGTAGCCCCGGACCTCGCTGCCGGCGTCCTTGAGCAAGCCGTCCTTCGCCGGGTCGGTGTAGGGCACCGAGGCCGTCGAGACGGTCGTGTCGAGGGTCACCGTGCCGGGGACGATCTGAGCATCACCTGCCACCACGATGCGACCGGTGAAAGAGTCGTAGCTCCCGTCAGGCGCGGGCGAGGCGTTGGTGTCCTGGCCCGTGACCGGGGTGCCAGCGGGGTAGTAGGAGACGGTGATGGAGCCCGGTTCGATCTCGGGGACATGGGAGAAGTCCACCTCGCCGATGGACGGTGACGCCGAGTCCATGGCCACCGTCACACCATCACCTGTGGCGATGGTCTCCTCGGCCCAATCGCTGTTGATGAATCCGTCTGCCGAGACGGCCCCGTTCGACGGATCGGTGGACACGACGCGCACCACGTAGGCCCTTCTGCCACCGTTGGCGAAGAAGGCGTAGGTGTGCGTCGGCACCTGGCTGTCGGCGATGAACGTGCCGAACGTCCGCTCGAACGCAGGGAAGCTCGTCACGAGGACGGCTTCGTTGGTGGGGCCCATGTCGGTGAACCCGACGATGCCCATGTTGGAAGTCGAGACTCCCTGGATGGGAGTCAAGCCGGTGCGCCGCTCTTGGACGTAGACGCCTGGATGATTGAACTCGGGCATACCTACCTACCTCGTTTCCCTTCCCACTGACCCGGTATGTTCTTAGCGGCGCTTCTTTCGGCCTCTCCGTGTCTTCTTCTTCTCCTCCTCCGGCTCCTTCTCCTGCCCCTCCTCGTCAGAGGATGAGGCCGCTCCATCTTCGCCCGACGCCACCGGACCTGGCTCGTTGGTCACCCCTGAGACCTCTGAGACATCCTCGGTTGTGCTAGAGCCTACCACACTCGGAATCTCAGACGCATCCCCTTCTTTGCTACCTTCGCTTTTGGGGGCCTCGACGACCGGAGCCGGTGGGGGCTCGGGTGCCGGGGCCTCCTTCTTCTGCTCGACCGCTGGCTTCACGGCCGGCTTGGCCGGCTTCTGCCTGACCTCCACCACCTGTGGCGGCTTCATGGTCAAGAGGTGAGCCACCGCCGCCCTCTCAGCCACGAAGCGGGTCTTCGGCCTGATGACCGCTCCCTCCTTGCCAGGCAGATCCACGCAAGTAGTGATCGTCCCCCTGTAGTACCAAAGCGGCATCCCGTCACCTCTGTCCCACTGACCCGGACTTGGATAGTACCCCCACTCCGAGGTTTGGGGTAGTGGGTGCGATCCAAGGGTCATTGAAGTCAAGTTCGGCCTCCACCCGAAGGCTCAGGGTGTGGCCGAGGGTTCTGTCAGCTATCGCTGCAACCTCGTCGAGGTTGTCGATGCTCTCCTGAAAGGCGTAGTAGCCCCGCTCATCCCCTTCGGAATCTACCAAGAAGACCTGGCCGTAGGGGAAGAAGAAGCGGCCAGCGTGCATGAGCATGAGGTCTGCCTCGGAGCGTCGGCGCCCTCGGATGTGGAGTTCGTAGCTGATGTCGTATGGGTAGGGGTAGGTGGCGATCTCCACGCGCTTGGGATACTGCCTCCCGTCGCTGCCCTGCTGAGTCTCCCCGTCGCCAGCGGGCGCGATGTAGGCCCGCCCCATGGGGTTCCACCGGTTCATGGCTGGCGTGATGGCGGTCCGAGAGACGGCGATGTGGGGCATGACCCCATCCTGATACACGTCCTCGGGGTTCTGGAAGATGACGGGGACCATGCCGCCCCACGCCTCGGGGCCCTGCACTCCGTTGATGCGAACCGCGTAGTCCTGCACCTCTTCGCCGTCAAGCTCGATGAGGACTAGCTCGGCGCCGAGGGTCGTGACGACGCCCTCGTCGAAGTTCCGAAGGAAGACCCTTCCTGTCCTGCCACCCGCCACCGGCCGATGGCTCCTACGCCTTCATCGACCGGACGTACTCACGCGCGATGCCCTGGAGCCCCACGAGCTTCGCGGCAGCGGTCCATTTCGAGATGACCTCGGCAGAGGCCCTCTCGGGATCCGGGACGTTGGGGATGAGTCCGCGCCGGGCGCAGTCGGCCGCCGCCATGGACACGGCCTCCAGGGCAGCGTCCTCACTGACCTTCTCCACCTTGGCCACGTCGGTCGCCGTGTCGGCCAGGAAGCCCATGAGCATCTCGGCCGGCGAGGGGTGGTTGGTGACGCCGTGGTCACCACCCCTGTCGGGGTCGCCACCCGGGGAGTAGTCCGGTGCCCTCGTGCCGCCGGTCCCCGTGTAGCTGCGCTCGGGAGTCTGCTTGCCCGGAGCACCACCGTCGAGCGGCATCGCGCCACGCCCCACGTTGGTCATGCCCATGGCCTCGTCCAGGGCCTCCTCTCGGAGACCGTCCAACTCCCCTTCCTGCACGGTCCTGAGCGCCTTCGTCAGCACCGCGTTCACCTTCGCCATGTCCATGTTCGAGCCCCCTAAGCTCTCTTCGGGGCCATGAGGTCTTGGAACCTCTGAACCCTCTTGATCACGGATGCCCTCTCCACTGGAAGCGCCCTGATACTACGCCATCTCTGCTCTTCTGGGAACGCAAACCACCGGTAGAGCTTCCTGAACTCGGCCAGCCCGAGGCTCTGTGGCACCCTCCGCAGGATGGGCCGCCAGTGCGCTCTACCCTTGATGGGTGGAATACCGAACTCGTGCCGCACGATCTCAAAAAGGAGATCTCTCGACACCTTGCGACTGAGGGTGATCTTCCCTTCGGGTCGCAGGTTGGTGACGCCGAGGTCCCGAAGCTCCAGCACGACCCGGTGGCGGTCCCGCCTGCGGTAGGTCTCGATTTCGCGTGCCTCTCGTGGCGTGACCTGGCGCGAGACGATGGACGCCTCCTGGCGAGTGGGCTCATACGGGAGAGTGTCCATGGTCCACGGATTCTCTCGTGAAAGCACCACTGCTGCTTGACTGACTGCCTCACCCGCCCTCGTCCTCGGCCGAACATACAACACCGTTATCTTTGCGTCCACAGTACGGAGCCGCTGGGCGAAGGCCCACCCGGGGGGCAGGATGCCCATGATGGTCCAGTCCTCCCGGTCAGGGAGCCGCCTGACCTTCAGCATCTCGGGGTAGCCGGCGATCCCCCTCGGAGCTTGCTTCTGGACGAACCGGAGGATGTCGTCCGCGACGTTCATCGGGAGCACCTGATTGATGGCTTCAAGGCGCTCGGGCCACTCCTTGAGGAGCCGCTCCACCTTCTTGTTCTTCGGGAAGGCGCGGATCTCAAGTTCCATCGGGCTTCTTCTCCGGCTCCATGGCGTCGATGCACTCGGGAATGAGGGCCTTCGCGTGCTCGTTGCAGGCGCCCACGTAGCCACCGTCGAGGTCTGCCTGGAAGACCTTGTTGGCCCGCTGCCCACACCTGTAGCAGGTGGTGGCGATGGACTGCCTCGTCAGGGGGCCTTCGTAGTGCGGAAAGGAGAGCCCGGCCAGCGGCCCACCACAGGTGAGCCCCAGGTCGAACCCCTCGCAGTACAACTCCTTGCCCGGGGTGTGCCCTCTGGCAAAGGCTCGCCAGAGCTTCTCACAGCAGGCGCATGGGAACGCGAACCCCAGCGCCATCAGGTGCTTGACCTTCTCCATCTCCCTCTCCGTCTCCAACACCCACAGGGGGTGATCATCGCTAGTCTATCCGGCCGCCGGTGTAGATGCCCTGCATCGAGGGCCTCAGGAAGAGGGAGATGGCCTTTGGATCCCTGCTGACAGGGGAGTCAGGGGGCTTGACCCACAGGTCGTAGCGCTCGGTGTCCACGTCTATCTCCAGCGTGGAGCCCGAGGCTTCATCCACCACTCGGACGGTGTGCGTCGCCGGGTCTATCTCGGTGATGCGGCCCTCGGCGACCCTCTCTCCTGGCTTGCTCCCGCGCGTGCGCGTGCGAACCGTGACGATGTAGCCAGGGGCGAGGAGCACCTTCTGACGCGCCGCTTCCATCAGTTGGGTCGAGAGTCTCATGATTTGATGTTCGCCCCTCTGGATACGGCCTCTGGCGTCGGGGTGCCGTCCTCCTTCGCGAGCTTCTCATCGAGGATCATGTAGAGGCGCTCCTCGGGTGAAAACTCGGCCCACACCTTCTTGGGGTTGGCACCTTTACGGTGGCCGCGAGGGGTCGCCTCGAAAGCGTCGATGCAGTACCGCCTCACCTTGTCGTGGAAGACGCTCCCAAGGTGCCCAGCCGCCTTCTTCAGTTTCCGGTAGCGTTCGATGAGGTTCATGGCCGCGTCAACGGCCTCGTCCCACTTCGACAGCATGGCGTCAGGCCACGCGCCTTCGCCCTCCTCGTTGTCCGGGTACTTCGCCCCGCGCTTCACCTTCACCGTGAAGCCGTGCTTCTTGAAGACCTCGGCCATCGCCCGAAGCTCGACATCGGTAATGGCGCCGATGAACTTCTTGATGTCGTACCACTCGCCGGAGAGGTAGACGGTGCCGGGCTTCTTCGTCGCCTCCTGCAACTGCTGTGAGAGCCTCATAGCGCCCCTGCCTCCTTGGCAACAGACCGGAGCATCCCCTCGATGCCGTCCACCTCTCGGGCCAGGTCAGGGCGCCCCACGGCCAAGCTCGCCGACAGGGCCCCCACGGCCTGCTGGGCCTCCTTGAAGCGTCGCGTCAACTGCGCGCCCGACGAGGCCCGCTTCTTGTGGCGCCGGATGTCCTTCATCCGCGCCTCACCGATGGGCTTCGCGCCCCTCTGCTTGAGCGCACCCTCGGCGTGGTCGAAGCTGGCTCGGCGCCCAAGCCGCACCTCGTCGCCCTCGATGGACAGGACCCATTCCCGTCCCTTCTTGTAGAGTTTGGCGAGCCCCTTTGAGGTCTTCATTTCGTAGCCCTTGGGAGTCTTCTTCCACTCCGTCAAGGCCATCAGAAGCTCGGCCGCCAGGCTCATGCGTACATCTCCTTGTTCATCTTCAGCCACTCGGCCGACTGCTCGTTGGCGAGCTTCTTCAAGGTGGCACGCGCCTGGCTGAAGACTGCCTTCCTCACGGTGTTCGCCACATTCCGCAGATCCCTGCTGTACCTCGTCCCCCTGATGACTTGGAGACCCGGGTCCTTCGTGACATCCCCGACACTGCCACCCACCCTGAACACCCCTTGGTCTCGAATCGGGATGTCCATGGTGAAGCTAATCCCAGAGCCGTCCGTGTAGATGTCTGCCACCACCTCGACAGACCCGATCTTCTTCCGGACCTCGCGTGAACGCGCCGCCTCTAGCAACTGCCTCGAAAGCCTCATGCCCACCTCCCCATCACGTCGAAGGCGATGGTGTAGGTGAGGGTCTCGGCCCCCGCGTTCACCTTGACCTCGTTGAACTCGGTGGTGTCTGACCAGTCGATGTTGGTGACCCGCGCCCCCCGGCGGAAGTCGTCGTCGGCCATGCGGACGACTGCCTTGCGGATGGCCGGCTTGACCGCCTGGAGCACCTCCCTGCTGACCTTGTTCCGGTCGCCCATGGGGAAGAGGGCCTGGCGGTCCGAGAGCTTCTTGAGGAATCCCTGGAGCACACGCCGCTGCTTGCCAAAGAGGCTCGCCACCGTCGCGCCCTTGATCTCGAACTTGACCTCGACGAGGGCAATGAACTCGTCGTCACTGTCATCGGACGGGGCGCCGTCCGGAGCCATCTCGGCGGAGATCACCTTGATGCCGCCGGAGGCCGCCTCTGCCAGTTGGGTCGCCAGGCTACTCATCGCCATCCTCCAGTGTCTTCCGGATCGGCAGGAATTTGGTGCGCCGCGAAAGCTCCAGCTTGTAGCCAACGAACTGCTCTGCCGTCCACACGTTGCCGTCTCGGGTCGCCTTCACCACGTCCCACTGGCTGCGGTCCTCTTCGCTGCCGAAGGGTGGCTGCTCCCAGAAGGACACCACGTCCCCTTCCTTCGGGTAGGGTGCGGAGTGGTCCTCGAACTCCTTCCGACTGATCTTGGCGATGGCCTCGGAGTTGCGCTGGATGCCCACCTCGGTCGCCTCCGGGGTGATGTTCTCGGACTGCGGGAACTCGATTTCAGCCATCATCTCCCAGGGGCCATCGAACTCCCAATCGCCATCGACGTTGGGCTCTTTGTAAAGGGGATCCCTGTGCTTCGCCCTGCGGAGCCTGTAGTAGATGATGGGGGTCCCGGCCAGCCGCGCCCCTTCCGAAGCAATCGAGTCATGAACAGCCAACTCGTCGCCGCACCCCTCGCAGTCGCCGCCGGGGAAGATGCGCCGCTTCGGACCACAGCCGTCTGAGCAGAACCCGCCCACGTCCACCTACTTCCTGGGCATCTTCTTGAAGGCCCCCGACACCATCTTGTGTTGGCGGTCCGTCTCGACCTTCATGGTCCCGAGGTTGCCCACGATGGTTCGCGCGGCCTGGTAGACGGTCCTCGGGTCGTCCTTGCCCTTGCCGATCTGTCCGAGGCCCTTTCGGATCTCCTTGAGCCACGCATCCATGTTCTCGACGAAGACCACGAGACCGACCATGCCGTGCGGCAAGTCGAAGATGTCGAGGCCCGGGATGACACCCTCGTCGAGGCCCTCCTTCATGGCTGCCTTGAGCTTGGCTGCCTTCTCCTTCGAGCCGACGAGGGCCAGCCCGTGCCACTCGCTGCGGGGCCCAGCCCAGAAGCTCCGGATGACGAGGCCGTGCGGCTGAAGGAGCTTGGGCACCCGATGGGCCATCTTCTTCGTGACGACCACCTGCTTGCCGTCTGCGAGGAGCCCGAGCACCTCCTGTTCGCTCATCTTGCGAGCATCGACCTTCCCGGCCTTGCGCTCCGCCGCCGAGAGGCCCGCCTCGTCGAGGGTTCCGTGGAGTTCCTCCGAAAGCCGCGTCATGCCGCACCTCTCTTCTTCATCATGTTGTCCACGTACCACTGCGAGTAGAACGGGGGCGAGAGCTTCAGCCCCGTCGTGTCGAGCACATGGTCGTGGCTGTAGCGGCCGTACTTGCCACCGATGTTGTCCTTCACCCAGAACTTGATGTCGTCCTTGGTGGAGGCCCTGGCGATCACCCGAGAGGAGGACTTGTGGGGATCGCCGTAGGTAACGATGTAGCCCCCGGCGCTGTCCTTCGAGATGACGACCATGTGAGGCGCCATCTTCTTCTTGACGTTGGAGAGGGCGCCCTTGCCCTTTGCCGCCTCTGTCAGTTGCTCCGAGAGTCTCATGCCACACCTCCGGTCAGGGCCGCCACGCCCAGCTTGATGGCGATGGGGATCAGGCACCCGACAATGACGCCGATGGTCGCCTGGCTCGTCGTCCCCTCACCCTTGACGCCGAGAACCTTCCACAGGGCGTAGGCCACCGCGCCCCCGAGGAGCGCCCCCACACCGTCCGAGAACGTGTTGCCGAGGCCCGCCGCCACCTGGGCGCTGTAGCCCATGGCCTGGACGGCCTCTTCCACCTGATCCATGCCGATGAGCATCCCCGCGTTGTCGATGAGGCCGAAGACCGCCGATGCGCTCATGCCCACGCCGTAGCTCTTCATGGCGGCGAGGGCCTTGCGGTGCTTCGACGCCACCTCCTTGTCGGCACCGGAGACGATGTTGGCGACCTTCCGCTTGGTCTGCTCCAGGGAGTCCTCGATGCTCCGCTGGATCATCTTCACAAGGGTCTTGTCGTGCTCGGCGAACGCCTGGGCGATCTCCTGTTTCGAGGCGCCGGAGCCAGGGGCCGGGATCATCCCCTTCTTGATTGCCTGACGCATCGCGTCTTGAACGGCGTCCTCGATGGTGTCCTCTGAGAGCCCCCCTGCGGCCTTCTGGATGCGCTGGGCATACTGGTTGACCTGGCGCTTCACGAGGTTCTGGGCGGTCCCTGGGAGCTTCTCAAGGAGCTTCTGGTACACGCGCCCGAGCGCACGCATGACCTTCTCACTCATGACGGAGAGGCGCCGCTTGACGCCCCTGAAGAGGCCGGCGAGCTTTTCGCCGATGGCCTCGCCCAGAGCCTCGGCGTCGTCGCCCTCGGAGTAGCCGTCGATGAGGCTCTCGACCACCTGAAGCTCGGCGAGGATGACCTCTTCGGTGAGGGGCTCGCCCTCGGGCTCCACGCCCTCATAGGTGAACAGGTAGGAGTAGGACGGGTGGTTCTCCAGATCGTCGATGCTCACCTCGACTTCCAGTTCGTCGTACTTGGGGAGCTTGTCGTCGAGGAGAATCAGGACGACCGTCTTCTGCTTCTTGACCCACCTCTCGACGTTCCCCTCCGTCCCCTTGGGGAGGGAGACCGTCTCGCCGACGCGGACATCCTTGATCCAGTGAGGGACCTCCACGACCTTGGCACGCACGGCCTTGGTGAGAACCCCCGTGTTGCCAATGTGGACCTTCCGCTTCCTCTCCAAGTCGTCCGGGTGGACCCACACCGGCATGTCTTTGAACTTGCCGCTGGCCACCTTGCCGAAGATGAAACCGCCACCGGTCCACTTGATGAGGTTGATGCTCGTGCCCTTCGGAAGCGTCACCTCCCCGATGGCATCGCCCTTCCTCATGTCGGTGACTTCAATCGCCTTGTTCGTCTTGAGCTTCCTCCCCAGCTTGAAGTCCCTGAGGGACTCCCGAAGGGTCTCCGGCGCGATGGCGTTGACAGGGACCCAGCCGTCCGAGTGGGACAGCACCATGGCGAGGGCCGCCTTGGCCTTGGCCTCTTCGACGGCCTCTGCCGTCGTCTTCTTCGGCGGGGTCTTGGGCTTGGGCGCCGGCTTCTCATCGTCGAGGTTCAGGTCGGGCTTCATCTTCGTCGGCTTGATGCGGCGAAGCTGGCGCACGACGCGGTAGCGCTCGCCGCCCTTGGTGACGGTATGCGCGGCCCTGGAGCCCGTGAACCGGCCGTCCTTGCCGTGGTAGGTCGTCCCCTCTTCCACCCGCGCCATCGCCCCTACCTCCAGCTACGCCTTCTTCTTCTGAAGACCCGCCAGTTGGCCGATGCGGTAGAAGACGGCGTTCAACTCAGCCGTGAGGTCTGCCGCCGCTCGCCGTGTCCGGTTGTCGAACCCGAGGATGCCCGTCCCAGCGTAGTGACCAAGCACCTTCAGGGACCGGATCGCGGCATCAATCTCTTCCGCCGCATTCTCGTTGAACCAATCGACAAGATCGTCGATGCCGTCAGGGTCCTTTCGCGACCGCTCAAGATCCCCCTGCTTCCGGCCAGCATTCACCTGTTTCTGGAAAGCCTTGAAGACGGCATCGCCACGGACCGCCTCGACATCTCCGCCAATGCCCTCCCCGATGGCCCCCTCACGGTTCGATGCCTCGGCGAGCAGGTGCTTGCTGCCAGGCACAGCCTCTTCTGAGACCAGCCGCCCCAACTCCTCGTCCAGTAGCCTCTCGCGATTCATCGGTTGTCCCTCTTCCTCTCCCCGTAGTTCTGGATGGCGTGATTGAGGAAGGACTCGACGTGCCGGATGACCTCCCTGTCGCTCGTCTGATGCTTGGCATACATGAAGGACTTGCCGTCCTTCCTCATGAAGATGTCCCACGCCCCCTCAGGGTGCTTCGTCTCGGCAGCCTTCAGGACGATGGTGAACTTGCCGATGTTCGCCGCTGGCCCATCCGCACTGATGCTCCACTGCGGCGTGTGCCGCTTCAGGCCGCCTGGCACGCTGTCGATGATGGACTTGGCCATCAGCCAGGCATCCGTGAGAGCCCCCTTGCGGAGCTTGAGCTTGACCTTCCCCTTGGCCTCCACGAGCGTCGCTTTCAACTGCTCCGATAGCCGTGCCATCCCGTCCTCCCGTCCTACACCACATCCGGCTCTATCTGCCGGAACAGTTGACCGAATCGCTTGTACTTCCCGGGCGCTTCCTTCTCCATGGCGTGCTTCATGGAAGCCCGCGCCCCCTTCTGCGTCTGCCTCACGTTCTTGAGCTTCGCGCCGATCTTGTACGGGGGCTTCAGGTAGCCGTAGCGCGTCAGGCTCCAGCGGCAGATATTCCACGCCGCCCGCGTGTCGTACTTCTTCCTACGGCGCCTCCGGGCGTGCCCAGGCTGACCACCCCTGACGGCCAAGACGCAGTGCGCCAACTGCGCCGGCACCTTGTCCACCGCCGCCTTGCCCTTCAGCCCACCTGGCCTCGGCTTCTGCTTGGGCGGCTTCTTCCGCAAGCCGCCACGAGCGGCCTTCCGCTTCTTCTTCTCTATGAGGAGGCTGAGAGGGATCAGGTTCATCAGGCTACCCTACGATGAACGGCACCGGGTCGGAAAGCCCGATCAGTTCCGTGTTCAGGTCAACGATCTCGGTGGCCGACTCGCTCAGGAGGGTGTCCCCATCCATGCTCTTGGAGCCGCCTGCCGAGGGCCATTCGGTGTACTTCGACCGGATTCTCCCCAGGGTCTCCTTCATGCGGGCCACGGCGTACCGGAGGATGATGTCCCGGTCCCTGAACCGCAGGTTCTCGAAATCGTTCTTCGGGGTGGTGGCCGGAGGCGTCGGGTCGTCCACCACGAGCTTGTTCGAGGCGTAGCGCGCCACGAGGGTCCCAGACTGATGCTGATGCGGGAAGACCGTGAGCAGGTTGGTGTCCTTGTGGAACTCCCAGGCCGGCTCGGCCCCAATGACGCGCCGCGCCGTCTCCGCGTGTTGGATGATCTGATGGTAGGTGCCGTAGAAGCTCCCGCCGGGGACCCCCGTGATGCTCTGGTACGCGACTGGAAGCTGATCCACGTCGATGAAGGCGTAGGGGTTGATGGCCGCGATCACGTCAAGCTGGACGCCCGGGAAGGACACCCAGACCACCTCGTCGGTGTCGTCGGGCATCAGGTAGTCCTGAATGCCCTGCGTCACCGTCACGACGGCGTGCCGCTTGATGCCCTTCTTGGAGATCCACCACCGGATGGCATCGCAAAAGGCGTCCTCGACGTGCTCATCGGTCAGTTCGAGCACGACGACGCCACAGCCGAGTCTGCGCTTCAGCCAGCCGAGGGCCTCATCCTTGTTGGTGGGGTCCGAACACGACATCTCCTGAGCCTCCTACGCCCATTGTAGGCCGCCTGAGGGTTCAGGACGATGCCTTCTTGCCACGCCGTCGCTTCGCCGCCCCTGCTCCCCTCTTCGCCGTCGCCTTGGCGAGCTTCGACGCCGGGGACTTCGTGGTGCTGCCCTCGCTCTTCTTCTTCTCCTCAGGGGGAGGGGGAGCCGGGGACTTCGCCGGAGACGACTTGGCCTTCGGCGCCTTGCCCTTGGCGGCCTTCTTCGGCGCCGGGGCAGACTCCGTGGTGGGCTCGTCGTCCCGAGCGGGGCTCTCCTGCTCCACGTTGACCTCAGGAGCCTCCTTCGGGGGTGCCTTGGGCTCCGGGGCCGGCTTCGGCTTCGGGGCCACAGGAGGCGCCGCAGGGGCCTCCTCGTCGGTGACCTCCACGAGCATCCCCAGGGGCACGAACTTGGCCCACATCGGACCCACGAGCACCTCGTCGTCTCCGACGATGCGGCTGCCACCGCGCACGTCGAGCGCCAGATACCCCGGGCGAGCCTTCTTGAACTTCCTGGCCATGAACGGCCTCCTTTCAGTCCCCGATGCCGAAGGAGTGGTAGTGGTAGGTGTAGGCCCCACTCCCACCATCCACGCTCCCTTGAGCACGGTACGACGAACCCGGCACACCACCGCCGCCGGGCCTCACCACCTTCTTGAACGCCTGGATGACGAGCTTGGCGATGGCGTCGCTGTCGGCCCTCACCGCCAGGTAGCTGTCATCCGAGTAGGAGTTCTGGACGTGGAAGATGCCGATCTCGGCCAACCCGACAGACTCAGGGTCCACCCGGTATCCGCCCTTCGTCGGGAACATCCCCTCCGACTTCATCGCCTTGACGAGGAGCGGGGTGACCGCCTTCTTGAAAGCGCCACTGGTCAGCCACTTGAGCTTCTTGCCGTCCTTCGAGATCCAGACCTCGACGGTTGGCGTGAACTCGCCCCTCTCGGCGCCCTTCTTCTTGCCGTACTTGTGGGAGGCACTGATCCTCGCCGCCACGTCAGGGGTGTGCCTACGGCCTGCGGCCCCAGCGCTGAAGCCGATCATCTTGAACTCGACGAGCGACTCCGGCTCGGTGGTCGCCGGCTCAGGATGGCCAATCGCCTCTGCCAACTCCCTCGACAGACTCATCCCCGCACCTCCCGTCAGAGCGGCACCTGGGGTGCCGGTCCCTGATATGACAACGGGAGGGCCAGCCAACAGCCGACCCTCCCGTCACCTGCTCCGAGTCAGGGTGACCGACCCCGACGAATCAAAGGAGCGCCTCGGTCCAACACCTCGGGACGGCCTAGAGGCCACCCGTGATGGTCACGCGGCCGAACCACTCAGACCGCAGGAGCTTCGTCGCGTAGCGCGTCCTCAAGCCCTTGCGATAGCTCTGATCCTCGGGGTCGAGGAACGTCGGCGTCATCTGGAGCGGCACGTAGGGCGCGAAGACGAAGCCGGCGTCGAGGTACGACTGCCCCCGGAGACCGAGCATGATCTGGTTGCTCGCGAAGAAGGGGTCCTGATAGCCCCACCACTTGTTGGACAGCGGACCGAGCTTCAGGATGCCCTGATGGCTCGTCAGCGGCCCGTAGGAGGGGGGCACGACGGTCCCGTCGTAGGGCCCCACCACGCTGCCAGGCGCCGAGACCCACGGGGGCCTGTAGTCGCCGTGCGTCTGGAGCTGGACGAGCTTCGCCGAGACCTCGGGGGAGGTCACGTACCAGTTCGCGGGCGCGCGGAGCGTCTGCTTGTGGATCTGGAAGCTCACCGCGCTCATGCGCGTGAGGACCGACCGGATGTGGTCCACCTCGCTGACGCCAGCGGGGACCGTGAAGTCGAAGGTGCCGGTGATGCCGGCCGACGCGGCGAAGAGCTGACCGAGGATGTCCCGGTCCAACTCCAGGGCGATCTCCTGGCTGATGCCGGAGACCAACTCCGTCTCGGAGTCGATGCCGTGGAACGCCCTCAGGTCGTCCGCAGCCTCGCTCGACCACCTCGCCTTGAGCTTCCGGGTCGTGGCCTGGATGGGCTCGAACGAGATGTCGATGTAGATGTCGGGGACCTGCCGGTTCGCCTCGGAGTCGTACCAGTAGGTGACCCGCACGATGCTGTTCGCCAGCGTGGCGCCGGAGAACTGGAAGGCGGTGATCTGACCGGTGGCGTAGTTGATGCTGCCAGCGGTGTAGTCACCGGTGAAGCCGCCCGTGCCGTCGTCCACGCACGTCTGCCGCACCGCGCCCGCCGCCGTGTACTCCTCGACGGTGACGCTGTAGCCCAGGTCGGAGTCCAGCGGACGGACCGGGGTGTACTGGCAGATGGCGGAACCGGCCGAGGTTGACCAGTCGCCAGCCGAGAGCGGGCCGGCCAACTGCTCGTACTCCACCTTCTCCGACGAGTACAGCTCGTCGAAGTTCTGGATGAGGTTCGAGCCGGCGACGGTCTGCCCCTTGGACTTCCCGTGCTTGTACTCGAAAAAGAAGACCGCCCCGACCGGAGCCGTCATCGGCTGCA